AACCTCCTTGTCTACAATCACATCATCCTCGTCTACAAATGAATGTGTGACTGTCTACTTAGAGGTTAGCAGTTCACTATTCACTTAAAGACGATATGAACAACCCGGACTACATCTATGATGAAGGTCCAGGGCGTTTAAGAATCAATTTCATAGAGAAGTTTTGCCGGCACACAAAATCCCCATTCAATGGTCAACCATTCATTCTAGAGTTGTGGGAAAAAGCCTTCTTGGAGGCCTCGTACGGCTTCAAAATGGCAGACACCGGTTTGCGTAGGTTTAATGAAGTTTTGCTCGTCGTTGCGCGTAAAAACGGCAAGACAACTTTCATTGCCGGCATCGATTTAGCTGAGTTTTTCTTGAGTTCGGGAGGAGTTGATATCGTTTGCGCATCAAACACTAATGACCAAGCTTCCATTCTTTTTGAAGAAATCAATAACATGCGTGAACAAAGCCGACCATTAAGAAACGAAAAGCGCTCAAAGAAAAATATCTTTTACATCTACTCGCCCAAGAATAAAAACAAGATCAAGAAGTTGTCTGCGCAGTCACGCAATAAAGACGGTTACAACATTGAAGTTGGATGTATTGATGAAGTTCATGAAATGACGGACTCCAAAGTTTATGATGCAATTAAACAAAGTCAGTCCACAAAGAAAGAACCGCTGATTTTCATTATCACGACCGAAGGAACCACTGTTGATGGTTTCCTTGATAACAAACTAGATTACTGCCGCAAGATGATAAAAGGCGAAATCAAAGATATCAGAATCCTGCCCTGGCTCTATACACAAGATAGCGTGGATGAAGTTTTTGAAGATCCTTTATCCTGGCAGAAGAGCAATCCGTCATTAGGGAAAATCAAACTTGTTTCTTACCTAGAAGATATTATGAACAAAGCAAAAAACGATCTTTCTACGCGCGTTACCATGCTATGTAAGGATTTCAATGTGAAGCAACTCGACAGTGGATCATGGCTGAACTTTGCCGATCTAAATAACGAGACAACTTATGACTTAAATTATCTCAGAGATAGCTATGCCATTGGTGGTGTGGACTTATCTTCAACGACTGACCTGACCGTTGCTTTACTACTTGTCATTAAAGACGAGAAGAAGTATGTCATTCCGCACTTTTTTATGCCTTCTGACGTGCTTGCCCAAAGAGTTGCAGAAGATAGTGTTCCTTACGACATTTGGCATAAACGCGGCTTAATTACACTTACAGACGGTAATCAAAACGATTTTACACTCGTAACGAAGTGGTTTTTAAAGATGGTTCAAACTTATCAAATTCGACCACTGTGGATTGGCTTTGATCCTTGGAACTCACAGTACTGGATTAAGGAAATGGAAGACGCTGGTTTCACAATGGAAAAAGTAAGACAGGGTATTTATTCTCTTTCGGAACCAATGAAGCAACTTGAAGCAGACCTTAAAAATAAATTTGTTGTTTATAACAACAATCCGATTTTGAAATGGTGTCTAAGCAATACTCAAGCTAAGGTAGATATTAACGGAAACATTCAACCATCAAAACTGAATTCAAAGTTAAGAAGGATTGATGGAACTGTTGCGCTGATCATCGCTTACGCAGTCTTAAATCGATACAAAACCGATTATGAAAACATGATTAGTTGATATAAATACAACAAAATACAACAAAATACAAAGATATATTGACATTGTTATTTTGCAAACGTACACTGATACTAGAGGTGATATGAATGAACTATGATCGGGTGATAGTGGAACTTCTTGATCGAGTGGCAAAACTTGAAGATGAAGTAAGAAAGCTAAAAGGAGAAACTGACACAGTGACTGTGACTCTAAATACAGATATCTCTAAGTATGGTGAAAAAACAAAATCATACACGCAGGGCGTAATCGACTATCTAGAGGCACTAATCAAGAAAGCCAAAGAAGATGGCAAAGAACATCTTGATGTCGTTTCTTATGATTTACAAAAAGCGGTGGGACTAAAGAATCGTATACCATTAATCTGTAACGCTATGCGTAAAGTAATGCGTGAGTACGAATTTGAAATCTTAGCCGATACACCAAGTCAAAATTCATCCACATTCAAAGTACGATTCTTCACGAAAGGTGAGTAGTAAAATGAAAGAAAAATTAGAAAAACTTGGGCCAATTGGAGAGTTAATTAGATCAAAACTACTCGCTTCAGGCAACTATGCTGTTATTCCGATGATTAGAAAAAATACAGAGATTTACTTTTATAGCTATAACGAGGGCATCTGTTTCGACAAAATCCCAAGTGCTATATTTCAATTTGACCTCTTTGATGCCGTTGTTAAGGAAGCAAACCGTTTAGGTGGAAAAATGTATTGTGCCGATTCCCCGGCAAGAAATGGTGAAAAATTGGGATCTGAGAACCTTCCATTGACGGTTATCGATGCATTTGTAGCAAAAAACTTCTTCAACAAACAAGAAGGTGATTCGATACTTGGATGCGCCACATATATTGCATCTGTTCTAAGATGGATTGGAGTCGCCGATTACGAAAAAGACGCACTCGGAAGACATATAAACATCAAAACTGATTATCGAAATATCTAAAAAAAATACATTTGTAATACTCATAAGCACCAGTACGGTGCTTTTTTTGTCAAGGAGGCTTTATGGGACTATTTACAAGAAAAAAGAAAACCGTTGAGCCGATCAATTATGATACGAAGGTTTTTCAATCGACCTTAAATATATTTAGTGATTTCGGCAATAACATAAATGCTAGTGATGTTGTGAAGATTTGTATTGACCGCATTGCGTCGCATGCCGCTAAACTCAAGCCAAGATACGTGAAAAGCCTAGATAACTCTTCAGTTGTTGAGAAAAAAGGCACGCTCGCTTATCTACTTAAATATCAGCCTAATCCACTCATGACTCCTTACGATTTTATATATCGAACAGTCACATTATTGTATTTAAACAATAACGCATTTATCTATCCGGTCTATGACCAAAATACCTACGAGTTAAAAGAGTTGTGGCCGATAAAACCAAACTCAGTCGAGGCAATCAAAGATGCAAGTGGAGATTTATTCCTCCGCTTTTCTTTTATTGATGGGAGAAACTATACCCTTCCTTACGAATCAATCATACACGTGCGAAGGTTCTATGGCATCAATGACATCTTTGGTGGAAGTGGCGCGATTTCCGATCATTCCGCGATACTGAAGACAATTAAAATTAACGACTCCGTCCTTCAGGGCATTGATAATGCGATCAGAAGTAGCTTCCAAATAAAGGGGTTACTCAAGATCAACGGCATGCTTTCCGAAAAAGATAAAAAAGCCCAGAAGGACGAGTTCGACCGAGCGCTTAAAGAAGCAACTTTAAATGGAAATTCATCGATTGTTCCAGTTGATCTTAAAAGTGATTATGTTCCATTAAGTGTCGATCCCAAACTTGTTAGTAGTGAGACGCTCACTTTTCTTCAAAAGAAGATCATCACCTACTTTGGTGTCAGTGAATCAATCTATGACAACAAATATACTGAGGATGAATATAACGCTTTCTACGAAGGGACGATTGAAGGCATCGCTATTGCCTTTTCAGAGACGTTTTCTAAAGCACTCTTAACGAGAAACAATCTAGAAAACGGAGAACAAATTGTCTTTTATTCCGAGCGTCTACAGTATGCTTCCTGGAATACAAAGGTAAGTGCCATTGAAAAGCTCATGGGCTTGGGAATCCTTTCGCTTAACGAGTCAAGGAGTCTATTAGGTCTTGAGCCTATTGAAGGTGGCGATAAGCGTCTTCAATCACTCAATTATGTCGATGCAAATAACGCAAACAAATACCAAGTAGGTGAAGAGCCGAAGGAGGAACAAGATGTTAACAAATAAAGAGGTCAGATTTTCTTCGATTGATGGAAAAAGTACTGACGATAAAGAGAAGATGATTATTGAAGGTTATGCCATCGTCTTTAATCAGGAAACGCTAATTGGCGATCGAGAACGCGGTTTTATTGAAGTCATCGATCAACGAGCATTAGAAAGTGCAAATTTACAAGATGTGCCGCTCAAATATAACCATACCGATAACCGCCTTATCTTAGCGCGGACTCGAAACGGATCGCTCACTTTTCAAATTGATGATCATGGTCTTAAGATAAGAGCCGAATTAATCGATACTCAGTCAAATCGAGATGTCTATCAATCGATTGTCGCTGGGTTACTCGACAAGATGTCATTTGCTTTTACTGTCAAAAGTCAAAGCTGGGATAGAAGTGGAGAAGTGCCGAAGCGGACCATCACGCAGATTGATCGTTTGTATGATGTTTCGGTCGTGGACTTACCTGCCTATGAGGGCACTTCTATTGATGCACTTGCTCGTTCCTTAGAAATCGCGGATGCGGAACTAGGGGCATTGGAGAATGTGAAAAACGAGCAGATTAGACAAGTAATGCGCAAAAGACTGAAATTAAAAACGAATATATAGGAGGAATTCACACATGAATTTAGAAATTCGTAGAAGGATTTACAAAAGTGTTGCTGGCTGAGGCCCTCGTCTGGAGTCTTTGCTTTATAATGTTTTTGCCAAACAACCGGGTTCCGCGTGGCCGCGCTGAAGCGTTGTTTGGCGATAACCTCCTG